CTATGCAGCATTGCATAGTGTACTGAACTAAATCATCTTCTAAGTGTTCTTTAGAATATAAAGCTCCGAACATTAAACCAACAATAGGCTGAAAATATATATCAGCATCTACTTGCTGTGCTATAAAGGTAATCAAAATTGCAGCCAAAAAGCATATAAGTATTAGAGTAATCATATTTAGAATTTTAATAGGTTAGTTACTTCTGTCTTCTTGGAGTGTAAGATGTCGTGACCCATAAACTCAAAGCCTACATTGTTGCGGCTCATTCTTAATTTAATAGGTTCATTGTAAGGGGTACAACGTCCACCAGTTTCGGTGGTTTTAATTTTTAAAACGTGCAGGTGTGAAAACATCCAATCAGTTGCAGAACCTGTATAACGATGAATACAAACAACATCATCAGAACGGTTACCCCATTTACCACCTCCTTCAACTCCAGCTAATCCTAAAGGTTGTGGTAGGTTTTCGTATTCGTGGTCTCTTGGATGTACCCTACGTAGTGCATCTGTAACACCGTGAGCATTTAAATAAAGTGCTATATTTCTTTTTTTAGCAAATAATCTAAATTCAGAAGCTACTTGATAGTCATATTCGTGACCACCAACTCCCCTCATTAATTGAGTGTCTTTAGCTAAAGAGTTATAAGGGTCTATTAATAATGCATCATAATCCCAAGCATCTTTAATATCTCCAGCTTGTTTTAATAATTGTTTGTAAGTAACTAAATCTTCTACTTCTATTAATTTAAAATGTTTATCGCACCATTTTACAGCTGCATTAATTTGTGAAACAGAAGCTGTTTGTATTGGTAAACCCATTTTAAACTCAATTATTTTTCTTACTAAATCTTGCGAAGTATTTTCAGATGACCACAACAAGAATTTTAAATTGTGTTTAATAGCCCATACTGTAAACAGGTAAGTTATTATCGTAGTTTTTCCGACATTTGCGTGTCCTATAAAAAGCGTAAAATTGCCACCTTCTTTTTTAAATCTTATGTATTCGTCTATATCCGGTATGTCCATCTTTAGACCTTCTTTTATTCTACCGTATTTTATGTCTAATATTCTTTGTTCTATGTTTGCTGCTTGTGCTATCATTTATAAATTGTTTGGCTGTTGATATTTCCAGAAGTCTTTATCTTTCTTTCTTCTTGGTTCGTGTTCGTATCCGAGTATAGGATTTATTTTATAGTTCCAGAAGTCATAAGGAAAAGGTTCTCCTTCTTTAAGTCTTTTAAGTTTTGGCATTGTATGGTATAAAAAAAGGGAGCTGTTAAACTCCCTCTGGTTAATTAAAACGGTAAGTCCGCTGTCGTTTCTCTAGAAGATTGTTGCTGAGTGTTTGTTACTTCTTCCCGTTGTGCAACTACTATAGTTGTTTCTGGGTTAATCCAACGTACCCCTGCATTACCTAAAGACGTTTTCTTTTCTTTAGCTTCACGCTCTTCTTTTGTTTGACCTTGAACTACCCAAGCATTGTTGTTGTATTTACTTTCATCACTTAAAATGATATCAAAGTTTAAATACTTTCCTTTTGCTAGTTTAGTTTTGTCAATAGACTCTAGGTCTATACTTCCTGATAAAATCGCTGTTGTTGCCATAAATTGTTAATTTGAATTGATTATTATTAATTATTAAATATACTCTTTTTATACTACAGTTTTGAGAGTTCATCTGCAATCTTTTTAGATACCTTGTATTTAGTCTTAATAGCATCTAAGCTACCTCCACCTTGTAAATACTCTATTGCTTTAGTGTACTCTGGTGTGTTAGTGTTAAGCCATTTCTTGTTATCTTCAGGCTCTACCTTGCCACTTGAAAGATTAGCGTCATCATCAACTGCTTGAAGACCTAATAGACTTGCTAATGTATAACGTCTATAATATGTTATAGCACTTCCTAATTTTTGAGGGTCGTTTAAGTCTGGTAGTTTTAAAGCACTTAAGACGCCTCCAGTTCCATCAATACAAATAAGTTTACTATATACACAGTCTTCTTCTATTGGTTGCAGTAGAAGTAATCTATGCTTCTTTAGTAAAGGTTGTAGTTGATTAATAAGACTGTTAACGTCAAAATACTTTGACTTGTAGAATGGGTTCTTTGCATCCTTACTGATGGTTCCGATTTCTTGCTGTAAGTTGAACAGCTTTTCATTGATTGATTGTTGTTTCATATTTAATTGTTTTAATGTTTCTACGAAGATACAAAAACTTTTTGGAATAAAAAAATGGGTAAGAAATTAATCCTACCCACTTCAAACAATACAAACAAATAAAACTATAAATACTTTTTTACTTCTTCTTGATAGTAGTCTATCATTTCTAATAACTCTACATCTGCTAATTTAACTGTTTTATGACTCTCTTGCAATAATTCTTCAGAAAGTTGTTTACCAAGATATAAACTAAATTTATACTGTTCTCCTGCTTTAAACATATTACAACCTACACATTGAGGTTTAACATTTCTTTCGTCCCATCTAGTAGCATAATGTTTTCTTGATTGAAAGTGTCCTGCCTGTATGCCTCCGTTCTTCCAATGTCCTTCTTTGCCACAAGTAACACATTTACATTTACCATCCTTAGAGTTGCTTAGTCGTATGTACTGACTAAAGACTGCATCTAGTTTTTTAACAAGCTTTGAACGTGTTAGTTTTTTTTTAGTCATCTAAGCACTTTAAAAGTAAGTTACCATCTGCTTCGTTAATTCCACGTATCTGCTTATATATAAACTTAGAGTTTTTCTTAACTTGCAATCTTTCTGCTTTTGTAGAATCAATTCCTAGTAGTGTATATTCGTTGCAATCTAATTTTAATAATGCATCAGTTCTTTCTTTAATTGATAGTGCAAAGTCTCTTGCATACTCCTCTGCTTTGTCTCTTACGTTTTGGGTCATATAATTGGTTGTTTTTTTTAAAGCACTCCGAACACTTATATTTTAATATTATTAATATTTTATTTTATTCTAATATTATTTAAACTATTTAATTATTTAAACTAATAAATTAGCTTTATTTATAATTTAAACTAATAATAAGCTTTATTTAATTATTTAATTTAGTATTATAATTATTATTGTAGAAGTAACAATTACTTAAAATGTCAAAGTTATATATTTTATTTTGAAAAAAAAAGCTTTTCTTAAGTTATTTTGAAAAAACTATTTAGTCTTGTCGTTTATTTTCTCATAAGTCCTTAAACCACCGAGTCCTAGCATACCTAAAAGAACTGTCATTAAATGCTCCATAGCTAGAGCTGGAGGTACATCTTCTGGTTGTAATGCCCATATAAATAAATCACGTATTATAAAGTTGTAAGCTAAAGCAACACCACAAACCCATCCTATGAATGGTCTCCAGCCTGCAACAAAGACACTTCTATGTCCTGCTTCTATTTCGTTTATCTTAGTCTGTAATTGGATTAGTTCGTTTGGGTCTAACTCCTTACCCTTAATTGCTTCTCTTATCTCCCAAGCTAAATTACCTGCAGGAGATTTTCCACTATTACCACCTTTAAGTAAACCTAATAAGACTTTCCACATAATGTATTTCCTGCTGTTCTAGTATAACCACACGACATTGGCATCCTTATCGGGGTCGTTATCTGTATGTATGAAGGTGTTACCGATACCAAACCTTGTAAATCCTGCTTTACGGAGTGCATCAATAATGATTGCTCTTCCTCTTGAATTGGTACAATGAATGTCCACCGCATATCCGTACAAGTGTGAGCTTTTTTCTTTGCCTCCAACATACGCGTTATGGCTCTTTGTTCTGAAGCCTGAGTTGATTTTAAAGGGAATCCCAGCAATTGCACGTGCATCGTTGAGCATTTGCAAAGTACTAGGCTGCATATAAGAACCACTACCTTTTTCATCTGGACTATCAAATTCATATAGTTCAAAGTTTAACATTTACTTTTTATTAAGTGAGTCAAATAAAGAAGAACCGAATATTGTCATATTGTCAATCAAGTTGCTTTGTAAGTCTATAAGCATTTTTTCTAATTCATCTTTCTGCTTTACTAGCATTTCTATATGCTTCTCTTGAGATTCTGTTTTAGCTTGTAATGCATTTAGCTCTTCAGGATTACGTCCTATAATAGCATAGATTACTACAGATAAACTACCTACTATCATACCCGTAATAGATACGAATATATCTTTATTGTCTGCAGGGATTGAATTGTTTGCTAAGTATAATAATAGTAGAACTACCATTAAGAATATTCCAGCTGCACCGCAGTAATGTATTAGGTCTCTTTTTTTCATTTACCTCTTAATTTGTGTATATTAATTCCTGTATAAATTATTGTTAGTATTAAAACTATAAATTGTAAAAAGGGGTTAATACTTTCCCATCCGCTAAACAATAGCGAAGTGATACTTAATCCATATATCTTCAAATCTTGTTCCAATTTATTCTTGATAGAGGGTATCAATCTCCGTGTTTGTTAAGTTTCTATTAAACAGCCTATAGTGGTCTAAATCAAAACCTACTCCGTAAAAATTTGTTCCGTTTATATAATTCCTACCTACAAACATATTTGTATTGTCAGTAGTATAATAAGAATTGTTCATTGTTCCTGCACTAATTGTAGATGTTAATTCAGTTTCATTCCCACCATTTAAACTAAAATAGTGTTTATTGTCATTAGTTCTTAATGTCATAAAAAACCAATCAGTAGAACTTACAGAGATTCCTACATTTTGTTGAGTATATCTATATTGA